CGCACTTCACGGATGAACGCCGTCAGGTGTGCGCGGGCGCTCGTCATCGACACCTCCGGGGTGCCGTCTTCCGCAATCTGAATGCCCTGGTCAGCAGCCATGGCAAGAGTGTAAGTCATTTCCAATCCTTCCAATGTGGCCAATCTTTAAAGTAGTATGGCAGGTGCGACCAGGCACCGCCAGACGCCCCTGCTTCCGCACGTCCAAGATCAAGCCGAAAGAAGCCCTGATGGCCGTCTCCAAGCGCCTCCGCTCGTTCGATCCGCACGCACCATCCCGGGAGCTCGCGACGGACGAGGAGTCGCCGCGGCTTGCCCCGGTCACAGCGCTCTACCGCTTCTTCGATGCGGACAAGCAGCTGCTCTACGTCGGCATCACCGGTCAACCCCGCGAGCGGTGGCCGGCGCACCGGCGCAAGGCCAAGTGGTGGCCCCTCGCCGCCTACGTGGCGGTCGAGATCCACCCCACCGAATGGCAGGCCCTCGACGCAGAGCGCGCCGCCATCAAGTCCGAAAGCCCCAGCTTCAACAAGCGCAGCCGGAAGGGAGGCAACTGATGGCCCGCGGACACGGCCGGATCCTCACCAGCATCTGGGACGACGCGGACTTCCTCGAGCTCGACGAGCAGGAACAGCGCCTCTACCTGTTCCTGATCAGTCAACCCAACCTCAACCACGCTGGGCTGCTCGACCTCACATTGCGGCGCTGGTCCCGCAAGGCCCGGGGGCTCACCTCCGCCGAGTTGGAGAAGCTCCTGCAGGCGCTCGAGGCTGCCCGGTTCATCGTCGTCGATGACGACACCGAGGAACTCCTCATCCGCTCCTTCATCCGCAACGACGGCGTATGGCGCATGCCGAAGGTGATGGGCGCCATGGTGGCCGGGGCCCTTGAGATTTCCTCCCGCCGCCTGCGGCGTGCACTACTGGCTGAAGTGGACCGCATCCCACTGGAAGAGCTCAGCGACGAGCCGGGGGCGCGGGGGCCCTCGATTCGCCAGCAGGTAGCCGAACACATCGAGACCCTCCGCAAGGCGTTCTGGGAGCCCAACTCGACCCCCACGCAAGGGGGTTCGGGAACCCCCTCCGAAACCCCCTCCGATACCCCTCCCGAAGGGGATGGCGAAGAGGGTCCGAAAGGCTCTACGTGCGGGCGCGCGCCCGCATCACACGCGCATTCCCCTGCCCCTGCCCCTACCCCTGCCCCCGAAGAAGAGTTGTTCGGGGTCGAGGCCGGCGTCCAGGAGCAGGAAGACGCGGAGCCTTCGGCATCCGCTGACAGCTCTTCCCGTCCGGACGTCGAGCGCGTCTGTGAGCACCTTGCCGCCGTCATCGAAAAGGGCGGCGGCAAGAAGCAGCGGATCTCCAAGACGTGGCGCAACGACGTCCGGCTGCTGCTCGACGTTGACGGCGTGACAGCCGACCAGGCCATCACCGCCATCGACTGGGCCCACGCCGACAGCTTCTGGAACGCGCACATCCTCAGCCCCGGGAAGCTCCGCGCCAAGTACGAAACCCTCCGCCGCCAAGCCTCCAGCCAGCGAGGCCAGCGCTCACTGCCAGCCGGCCCCGCCCCGGCCCCCCGCAACATGACCGAAGAGGAGAAGAAGCGTGCCCTCAAGTTCGGCTGACGAACTCAGCCCCCGCGAATCCTGGCTCCAGGAGCGCAGCCAGCAGGCGCTTCAGCGGTTCGACGAGCGGACCCCGCTCATCTACCGCCAGCCCATCGACGTTCACGAAGACGTCCGCAAGTGGATCGCCGGCTGGGGAGGCACCAGCCTGTTCCTCACCGGATCCCTCGGCGTCGGCAAAACGCACACGGCCTGGCGGACCTGCCGCCTCTGGCTCGAAGCCTGGTACGCACCCACCCGGCCGTGGACCGCGGGCGGCCCCGACGTCCGCACCTACCGGTCGACCGCCCTGTTCGACGCGCTCCGCCCCGACGGCCCCGACGAGGTACGCCGCACCCTGGTCAAGGAACTCCAGGGCTGCCAGCTGCTGTTCATAGACGACCTGGCTGCGGCTAAGGCGTCCGTGTGGACGCAGGAGCGGCTGTTCGAGATCTTCGACGAGCGGTACATCAACCGACGCCCCGTGATCATCACCTGCGACGTGCTGCCCGGCGAGCTGTCCGACGTCACCGGCCCGCGGGTCGCCTCCCGCCTCGCCGAAATGTGCGGCGACAGCATCGTGCTCCTCGAAGGCGAAGACCGCCGCACGGGGGCTGCCGCATGACCACCGAGACAGGCGTCTGGGATGCCGACGAGGTCAATCCCGCACCCGGCGCAGCAGCCGTGGAAGCCGAACGGATCATCGCCGCCTCCGTCATGGCCCGGCCCGAACTCATCGACGAACTCGCCGGAGAGTTCGACCCCGCCGACATGCAGATTGATGCGCTCCGCTGGGTGTGGCACGCCGTCGACGAGATCCGCGAAACCCTCACCAAAGGCGAGATCCGCTGGCAGGCCGTCGACCGGCAGCTGCAGGCATGGCGTGCCACCGGCTACCTGCCCGTCCCGCCCCTGGACCTCGCCCAGCTCTCACAGCTGTACGACCTCGCCCAGACGTCCTACCCGGCCGGCTCGTACTACGCAAAGCAGATCACCGAAGCTGCCATCGCTCGCCGGTTCCTCGCGATCAGCTCGGACATCAGCCTGCGTGGACGGTCCGCGGCCTTCGACTCGGCCACCGATATCTCCGCCATCCAGGACGCCCTCGACGACGTCGTCCGCAACCGCGACACCAGCACCCCCAAGTTGCTGCGCGACATCATCGGCGGCGCCCTGGAAAGGTCCGTCACCCCGCCGAGCCTTGAGCAGGTCGTCCCCACCGGCTTCATCGACCTCGACGCGCTACTCTCGGGCGGCTTCAAGCCCGGCCAGCTCGTCGTCGTCGCCGCCCGGCCCTCGATTGGCAAGTCGACCCTCGGCCTCGGATTTGCCCGCGCCGCCGCCATCCGCAACGGCATCCCGACGCTCTTCGAATCCCTCGAAATGGGCGAGGCCGAGCTCGGCGACAACATCCTGTCCGCCGAAGCCCGCGTCCCCCTGCACCACATCAAGCAGGGTGTCGTCGACGACGCCGGCGTGCAGCGTGAAGCACGCGCCATGCCCCGCATCAACGAGGCGCCGCTCTACCTCAACGACTCGTCGGAGCTCTCCCTGCCGATGCTGCGCGGGCGTGTCCGCCACCTCATCCGCACCGTCGGGCTCCGCATGGTGATCGTCGACTACCTGCAGCTCATGGACGCCCCGAATGCAGAGAACCGGCAGGCGGAGGTCTCCAAGCTGACCCGCGGACTGAAGCTGATGGCCAAGGAGTTCGGCATCACGCTGATCATCCTGGCCCAGCTGAACCGCGGCCCCGAGCAGCGCACGGACAAGAAGCCGATGGTCTCCGACCTGCGCGAGTCCGGCGCGATCGAGCAGGACGCCGACATCGTGATCCTCCTGCACCGCGAGGACGCCTACGAACCGGACTCTCCGCGGGCCGGGGAAGCGGACTTCATCGTCGGCAAGCACCGGGCCGGCCCGAAGGCCACGGTCACGACCGCCTTCCAGGGCCACTACGCCCAATTTATCGACATGGCGCAAAGCTGATGAACCATGACATCGGCGACATCGCAGCCATGCGCCACGACGGCGACCTCAAGGACTACCTGCTCTCCCTGACTGTCGGTGGGGCCGCCTCCGTCAAGCCCAAGCCTGCCGCGGCCCCCGTCGAGCCCGGCTACCGGATCGCCCACACCGGCGGCTGGCCCATCGGCACCACCGCCACCGGCCCCACCCCGACGCACGGCCGCTGCACCTGCCCGCAGTGCGAGCAGGCCGCCGTCGTCGCACTGCCCCGACCGCACCAGATCCAGGAAGGAGAAGCCGCGTGACGAACCTCAGCCTCTGCTCCGGCTACGGCGGACTCGACCTCGCCGTCGAGCAGATCACCGGCAACAAGACCCTCGTCTACGCCGAGAACGACAAGTACGCCGCCCAGGTCATGGCCGCCCGCTTCCCGCACGCGGACAACCTCGGCGACATCAAGAAGGCCGACTGGGCGGAGATCGCCCAGCAGTACGAGATCGACACACTCGCCGCCGGCTTCCCCTGCCAGGGGCTCTCCAACGCCGGTCTCCGGAAAGGACTCCTCGATGCCCGCTCGGCGCTCTGGAAGAACGTTGCTGAAGCTGTTCGCGTCATTCGACCTCGCCTCGTCTTCCTGGAAAACGTGGCGGGCATCCGGTCGCGCGGCCTCGGCGAAGTCGTCGCCGACCTGGCCGCGATCGGGTACAGCATCCGGTGGACGTGTGTACGAGCTGGTGAAGACGTCGTCGGCGCGCCGCACCCCCGCGACCGCTGGTTCGGCATCGCGCATCCCGCTGCTCAAGACCCCGACGTCGCAGCTTGGCGTGAACGGTGGACCCCAGCACCCGGCGAAGCGGAAAGCGGGCGGGCACGGTCCGACGCTGGAGGACGAGGTGGTGTTCCTGCTGCCGCAGCCGCGGGAGAGGGCGGAGCAGGAACCCGCCTGACGCTGCTCCCGTCGCCGTCCGCCGGGAACTTTAACGACGGCGAGGGGCTCGTCTCCTGGCTCGCCCGCCGGGACCGCAACCGGGCCAAGGGGATCAATGGCAACGGCATGGGCACGCCGCTGTCCATCGCCGTCCGCATGGCCGACCAGTCCTGGGTGACGGCGGAAGGTGCCGACTACGGCCCGGCCATCCGCCGCTGGGAGACGGCCCTCGGCCGCCCCGCCCCGCTGCCGACCGAGCCCGGGGACCGCGGCAACCGGCGCCTCAATCCCGTGTTCGTGGAATGGCTCATGGGCCTGCCCGAGGGGTGGGTCACCGACCTCGGCCTGCCCCGCGCCCAGCAGCTGAAGATCCTCGGCAACGGCGTCGTCACCCGCCAGGCCGTCGAGGGCTACCGCCGGCTCCTCACCGCAGACCTCGACGCGATGGCCGCGTGACGTCGCCCGTTGTTTGCCGCCCGACCCTCGGGCCGGGGAAACGGCGCGCACCAGCCCGACCGACAGGCCCGCCCGCAGTAGGCACAAACCCCAGCGAACCGCCCACCGAACGGAGAACCCCATGACCTACATCGCCCCGCACTTCATGACCGACGCCGAACCCGAAGCCATCGAGCGGGAGATCCGGCAGGCCGAGGCCACCCGCGATCGCTACGACCGCAAGGCAGCCGTCCTCCGCGGCCTGCTGGCGACCCGGCTGGACCAGATCGCGGCCGGAACCTGGCAGCCGCAGGCCGCAGCCGAGGGGGCGCAGCGATGACGAACCGACCCGCTCACCTCGACGACCTGCTGCAGGCCGTCACCGACGGACTGGCTGGCGACGAGCCGTTGCCGCCGTATCAGTCGATCGCGCTCGACGTGCTGACGGACACGCTCGTCGAGGGCGAGACGCCGAGCCCCGCGTCCGCGTTCACCGCAGCCAAGTACGTCCTCGCCCAGCACGCTCGCGAGTTGGCGGACCTGCTGATCACCCGGCGCGCTCCGGCTGGTGTCGATCCGCGGCACTGGGCTGCCGCACAGCTCCGTGAGTACGCAACGAAGTTCGACGGTCAGGGAGCGCAGCGATGAAGTTCCTGAAGCTCGCCGTTGAGGGTGCCGTCACCGGCCTGCTGTCGGGCGCCGCGGTTTCGCTGGGCTGGCAGCTGGCGTTCGGCGTCTGGCCGTCGCTGCTGGAGCTGCTCGCCGCCGCCGAGGCCGCAACCACCGTCTGGTCGCTGTGGCAGGCGGCCCGCTTCCGCCGTAAGTGGCTGGCCGTCCTCGAGTCGTACCGGCGGCCCGCGTTGGGCGAGGGCATCGACATCCCGCACCGGCCGCCGACCGACGAGCAGTGACCACACCCAGGACGGTCGGCCCCGCCGTTATCGGGGCCGACCGCGGCACCCACCCAATCACATCGATCAAGGAGCAGCAGCAATGACCGAGACCACCGACCCGCAGGCCGAGCAGTGCCCTGGCTGCCAGCACCCGCAGCACGCGCCCGGCGCCGAATGCGACCAGCGCGTCGAGCACGACGGACAACGGAACTGGCACCTCTGCCTGTGCCTCAACCGCCAGTACGCCGACCGTCCCTGCTCGCCGCTGATGACCTGCCAGGGCGGCGCCCTCGGCTACGGCGACATCTGGTACCTCCAGCGCGGCCACAGTCTGTCGAGCGCGGGCGGGGTGATCACGCCTGAGGTGCTGACGACGGTCGCGCCTGCCGTCGTGCCGTCTGCGCCCGCCGACCGGTCCGCGATCCTGCGGGAAGCCGCCGACATCGCCGAGGGGCTACGCCAGTTCGAGCCCGCAACCGGGGCCCGCAAGTCCGCGCAGGTCTCCGAGAACGTCGGCATCCTCCGCGTCATCGAGGAGCTGCGGCGCATGGCCGGCGAGGCGCAGCAGCCCGAGGCGCAGGCGTTTGTCTGCAAGTGCCCCGCCGTGCTGCCCGCGACCACCGACCGGGCAGACGTGCTGCGGGAGCCCGTCAACCCGTGCACCCACGGTAACAACTTCTGCGGCCAGCACGGCTACGACTGCCCGCCGGACGAGCCCGCCGCCGGGCTGCCCGCTGGCGGGGCGCCGCACACGAAGGAGGCCTGAACCATGGCCGACTTCACTAGCGAGACCGTCACCCGCACCATCCGCCGCTGGATCGTCCCCGTCGCCGAACCCTGGGGCGCCGCCGCCGCCGAGATCGGGAAGGCGTGGACGGTCGCCGAGCTGGCCTACCGCGAGCACTTCGGAATCCCCGAGGACCGGCCGCTGCACGACGACGCACTCCGGTTCCACGTTCGCGACGAGGAGATCGTCATCGAGTTCTCGACCGAAGCCCGAGCCGCCTGACCCCGCCCTGCCGCCCCTGCGCCGTGGGGGCGGCACCCCGCACCGCTGGAAGGAACCACCATGACCACACCCGCCGAAGAGCTGCGCGCCGCTGCGTTCCAGCTCCGCAACCCGTTCCACGCGCCCGGCCTGAAGATCGGCATCGACCCCGACCTCGGCGCACCGCTCGCCGACTGGCTGGAGTCGACGGCCACGTCCCTGTCGGCCAGCACCCACCCGGGCTGGCAGGAATGCGTCGCACCTGACGCCCTCGCCGTGGCCCGCGCGATCAACGGGACCGCGTCGTGACCGGCCGCGCGTTGCCGCTGCTCCAGCCGACGCTCCGCATGTGGCAGATCCTGCGCCGCTGCTACCGCGGCCAGGACCCCGTCGCCGTGCTCGGCCGCGGGCTGGAGATGCTCGCCGGGGCCGACGGGCACCTCGCCGCAGGCGGGCAGATCAAGACCGGGGCCGGCGGACGGGACGAGACGGGGGGTCGGCCGTGACGCACCCGCCGACCGTGGACCAGCTCCGCAACCTCGCCAGCCGGACCTTCGCCGGCCAGCTGCGGCCCGAGGAATCTGCCCGCCTGCTGGAGGGCATCGAGCTGCTTGCCGCCAGGAAGCCGCCCAGGCGTCCGGGTCGGCCACTCGCAGCCGCCAAGCGACTCCAGCGGCTCAGGCGGCGCCTGTTGACGCTCCACGCCCCCATGGAGCGCGGCGGCATGGAGATCTGCCGCGAGTGCTCCGGCTGGGATGGGCTCCGCTGCCGAGGACTCGTCACGCCGCACCCCTGCCCGACCGTTGAGGCCATCGAGGGGGCACAGGCGGCCACAGGCGGCCCTCAGGGCGCCCAGGGGCCCGTGAGCGGCGCTCGGGACGTCCAGGGTGCCGTGAGAGCCGCAGGCGGGCGTACAGCGCCGCGAGGGGAGGCGGCGGCGTGAGCGCCTACCAACTCGACGTCGAAGAGCTCCACCGTCGCCTCGATGCGAGGCGGCGGGAGCAGGGCCTGACCTGGCGGCAGTTGGCCACCCGGCTCGACCTCAGCGCATCGACGCTCCCCCGCCTCGCCGACGGCAACCGGCCCGACGCTTCGAGGGGCACGGCACCGTCCACCCGGCGATCAATGCTTCACCCGGGCCGATGCGCGCGCCTCCGTGAGGCTGCAGACTCCGCCAGGTAGCAAGATCCGCATGAGCCACGCCTGCCTCACGCCAGCACCCCGCCTTCGTCAAGTGCTTGAGCACGCGCACGGTGGCGCCGACCACTGGCCTCTCCATGTCCGAGCCGCAGCCGCCCACCTGACCGTCCTCGAAAATCTGATCGGCGACAGGTACCAGCCGGTCCTCCGGTGTGCCGTGGAAGCCATCTACCGGGAGATCGAGGAGCCCACCAACTACGACTTCCTCAGCATCCGTCGAGAGCAGGCGTTCGAGCGACAATTTGGGGCGGCGTCAGACGTGCGCCTCGATCTCGCCTACACGATGCTCAACGCTCTTGAGGCCCTGCTCGGCAAAGCCGGTTACCGCACCGTGATCCGCGCAGCCTGGGAAGCAAGCAACCTCGAGCCGCAGCGGGACCACGCATGACGACGCCTCCGCAGCCAACCCGGCCGCGGGGGCGTCCTGCTGTCCGCCTACGCGGCTTCCTCCACCGCCGGCGGCTTCTTCCCGGCCAGCACCTGCCGGATCCAGCTCGGCGTCAACCGCATCCGCGCCGCCAGTACCTCCACCGGCACACCCCGCCGATACGCCGCCCGCAACGCCCTGTTCCGCCGGGCCTGCAACCGCTCGGCCGCAGCCCTACCCGCGACCGTCCGGTGCAGCACCACTGCCAGCCGCAGCAGCAGTCGGCCAGCTATGTCGTCCAACCTGCGTGACACGTCGTCCCCCTGTCGTCGGTACGCCACCCCGCTGACGGTCCACGGTCATCTGTGCACGGTGCGGCCACAAGGGCGCACACGCCAAAGCCCCACCCGTGCTTGACGGGCGGGGCTGGTGGGGCAGACGGTCAGACGGCGGGCGCCTATTCGAGGAGCTCGATCTCGATCGCGAGGGCGCCGAGTGCCTCCTTCGCGGGCGGGTAGATCGAGCGAATGTTCGCGAGCTGCTCATCGCGGCCAGCTGCCGGGTTCACGTTCGCCGGACCCTCGCCGTCGAGCAGCGCCTCGAAGCCGTCGTATGCGGTGACCCGCAGTACCCGGACGTCGCACGTCTCGTCGGTGCCCTTGATCCGGAAGCGGATCGTGTCGCCCGCGGCCATGTCGGCGAGGTGCGGATACCGCACCCGGACCTCGATCGTCTTACGGCCAGCGGCGACGAGGTCGAAGTACCTGCGGTAGAGGTTCAGGTCGTGTCTGCGGGCGGTCCTGGCGTTACTCATGGGGCGGTGACGCTCCTTGTCGGGTTGGACATCAGGCGGCCGAGTTCGCCGGCCGAATACGAGCGGAAGAAATGCCGCGGGTCGCTGAGGAACACTCCAGCCATCTCCAGCAGCCGGTCGGCGTACTCGGACAACGACCCGGGCCACAACCTGGTGTCGAGCATCCACGGGGCGGAGCCGGCGGGCAACGTGGCCTTGCCGTCCCGGATGAGCGACTTGGAGAGTTTCGCCCCGGTGTCCGTGACGACCTGTGGGCAGAACAGGCGCGTTGGGAGCTGCGCGCCGACAAGCCCGATCGCGGTGAGGGCGTTGTCGACGAGGGTGGAGCCGAATACCCAGTCGCCACCCTTGACCATGACGGACAGTCGGCCGCGGTCCGTACTGGCAGCGAGCTCCTTGACGAGATTGCGGTACAAGGTCGCAAGGTCGAGGTAGCCGCCGCTGCCGGGGGCGATGACGACCTCGTATGGGCCGTGGTGCAGGCAGACGGCGTACACCAGGGCGTAGTCGTCGCCGAGCAGAACACGGGTCCGCTCGGCATACTTCTCGGCCCACCCGCAATCAGGCTGCGGGCAGGGAACGCGGACGTGCGGGCTGCCGTGAGCCGGGTCCAGCCACCAGCGGGCGGCGTCGATGCGGCGGTGAGCGCGCAGCCAGGTCAGCCGGAAGTGCTCGCCGGCCTGCTGGCGGGAGTACATCTCGATCGAGTACGGAACCGACAGACGGTCGGACAGCGCGGCGAACAGAGGCCGGTACAACTCGTCGACCTGGCCGGCGAGAGTGTCCTCGCCGAGGGCCTGGGCGTAGGCGCGCTGATACCGGTGGCCGGACGCCGGGTCGGTGACGATCTCGTGCGGGGCGTTGTCGAGGGCGCCGAACAACACGTCGACGGGGATGCCGAAGCGGTCTCGGGCCCGGGCCGCGGCGGCGAACGTGAGCGACTGTACGAGGGACGTGCCCAGATGGGGCACGCCGTTGATCTGGGTTCCGACCACGAACGTGATACGTGCGGGGCGTGCAGTCCGCACGCGGGGTGAGAGGACGTCCTCGACGGCGCCGAGCGCGTTGGCCAGCACCGTGTTCGGGGAAACGGGAAATGCAGGCATGTCTGCTCCCTGGACGGGGCGGGTCAGATTGTGATGGTGGCGAACGGCGCCGACAGCTTGGGCAGATCCACATCGAAGACCTGCGCCAGCAGATAGCGGGCCACAGTGTCGTGCTCCAGCTCGCTGCGCCCGGCAGGCATGGACAGGACGATCTCGCCGCTCTTGCGCTGCACCACCGCGCCGAAGAAGCCGCGGTCAGTGATCGAGCTCTCGAAGAGCTCCACCCCGGTCTCGATCAGGAGGTCAGGCAGCGGGGCGTCGAATAGGCGATCGGGGGTGACGGACGCCGCAGGGGTCGCGGCGCATACAGGTACTACAGTGGTCATCGAAACCTTCTCTCAGGCGAGTGATGGTTGAAGATCAGCGGCTGACACCGCTGGTTGAGATTGGCCGGGCGGGCGCAACCGCTCGGCCTTTCTTTGTTTCAGGCACCGAGTGCCGTGATCGCCTCCTTCAAGTCGGTTGCCGCGTGCGAGTGCTGGAATCGGGGCGCCGACAGCATCGAGCCGACACGGTGGGCGCGCTTGTTGATCCAGCTGATCTGGTCCTCGACGGGGAGCGCCAGCACTGGGGCCATCGCCTCAGCCGCCGCCTCGACCTCGCCGAGCTGAACCTGGGCGGTCGCCAGGTAGATGTGACACAGCCGCTCGTCGTCGAGGGAGCGCTGCTCAGGAGGCATCTGCTCCCACGATGCGATAGCGGCCTCGGCCTCGGTCGCCGCAGTGCGCGCGTCGTCGCCGCCGTCCAGCCAGATCAGGGAGGACGCGGCGTAGTAGCGCTGCTTCGTCTCCGAGAACTCGAAGAGCCCGGCCAGCGAATCGGGGCGCCGGACACGTTCGCGTGCCTGCTCGGCAAGGTGCAGGGTGCGGTTGGCGGCCTTGCTGTCGCCGAGGTTTGCCAGGCACTGGACTTCGCCGCAGAGGAGCCGCGCTTCCCCGGTGCCGGGCACGTCGCCGGCGTACTGGAGGCCCTCCCGGACGTAGTCGAGGGCGATGCCGTAGTCGCCGTTGAAACGCGCGATCAGGGACTGTGTGCCGCGTACCCACATCAGGAGCTCGGTGTCGCCCGCGTACTGGGCGCAGCGGCCTGCGGCGCGGGCGTGCTCTAACGCGGCGTCGGCGTCGCCAAGGTCGAGGGCCGCGTAGGCGAGGATGCCGGAGAGTCGTCCGGCGGCGACGTAGAGATCAGCCCGCTCGTTCGGGGCGTGGCGGTAGTCCTTGAGGCGCTGGAGCGCATCGCGGCGCAGCGCGTCGGCGCGGAGCAGCATCGGCGCGGGCGCCTGGGCGAGGTAGTCGACTGCCGTCTCTTCGACTCCGGCATGCAGCTGGTCGAGTTCCAGGTCGGCGAGCGCCATGAGGTCGCGCGAGGTGGCGAGTGACGCAGCCAGGGTTTTTCGGGTAGCCGCCTGCTCCTGTCGCTGTGAATGCTCGCGAAGGTATTCGGCGACAAGCGCACCATTTGCACGCAAGGCGCTGTCTGCGGCTTCTGCCAGTTCCGCCGTTGGGGCTCGCCGTCCCGCTTCCACGTGGTGGATGTGGGTGCGGTGCATGAGGATTTGGGTGGACAGGTCAGCGAGGGTGAGTCCGGCGTCTTGCCGGTGTCGGCGGAGCTCCGTTCCGAAGGTCATGCCGGTAATCCTGTCGCCGCGTGCGGACTGTGCGGAGGGGGTTACTGTTGTCAGATTCGCCTGTTGCCGATTGACAACAGGCTGAATCTAGAACGGCACTCAGCGAGATGGTGCGCTGAGTTCATGAGGAATTACTGCTCGGACTCTTTGCTCTCGTTGCCTTTTGGTGTCGCCTTTTTGGCGGGCCCTCTTCGAGGCTTGTCGCGCTCACGGAAGAACTCCTCTACGGGTTCCCAGTACATGAGCAGGTTCCGTCCGGACTTGAGGTATCCATCGGGCGGGATGGGCCAGTCCGGGTCGGTCATCGCGATATGCCGAACGCCCTGTCTCGTGATCGAGCCCTCGATGATCTTCCGCTCAACGAGGCGCCTGGCGATCTCCGTGAACGTGACCAGGTCGGGCATCCCTCCTTTCTCGCCGTCAGTGTTCATGTCCGCATTCTCCCCTTCGCTGCCTACTACTTGTCAAGGCGTAAGAAGTCCTCTACTGTCGAAGACGAACGAAGCCCCGACCGGTGGTTGCACACCAAATCGGGGCTGCTCAACAGCCCTCCCCGGTGGTTGCACACCGGAGAGGGCCTGCCCGACCAGGTGGTTGCACACCCGGTCAGGACATCCGGAACCGCCTGAGCTACCAGGAGGACCAGACATGACAGATCGTACTGTCGATCTGACCAGTACCGGAACCGGCCTGCTCGACGCACCGATGTCGCCGGCCGACCGCCTGGCCCACGACTCCGCCACCCACGTGACGTGGAGGGCCCGCGAGAACTACCTGCGCGGCCTGAACGTCAACGGCCGCATCCGCACCGCAGGCGACCAGCTGCTCGCCGACATGGCCGGCCGGTGGGCGCTCATCGAGGTCACCGTCGAATACGTATCCCCGGTAGCCCCGGACGGCACCATCGTCCTCGTGGTCGCCGGACGCGACCGGCAGGGTGAGGCCCTCGTTCAGATGGACGCCCAGGACCGGGCCGAGGCGCTCGACTGGATGGACCGGGACTACGCCTCCCTCCTCGGCAAGGCGACCGTCCTGTACGGGCAGCCCGCCCTCGACCTGCGACGCGCCACCCTCGCCCAGCCGCAGAGCGTGAAGGCGGCGGCGTGATGGCCCGCGAGATCCTCGCCTCCACCCAGGCCGGCCACCCGCGCGGTTCCTGGCCGGCGGAGGAGCAGGCGCAGCAGTTCCGCGACCAGGGCATCCCGGTGACCGTCGTGCAGGACTTGCCCAGCGACCGGTTCCTCGTCATCGCGGACGAGGACGGCAAGCGATGAACGGCCTCGACGACGACGGCCACAAGGATCTCTCGAAGAAGGTCAAGGAAGCCAACAAGCGCTGGCCGCACTGACCCCCAAGACCGCCGTCGGTGGGTTGACCTCCCCCGTCCCCACCGACGGTGCCCCACCCCCATCCCATTCCTGATTGACCACCTTGAAGGGCACCCCCATGTCTGTTCTGACCTTGATCACCTCTGCCCCGTCGTCGGATGCCGAGTACCGGACCGGCCTGATCTCCCGCTACCTGACCGCCCGCAGCTCGCGGACTCGGAAGGCGCTGCGGGCCGAGGCTGCCGCCTACGACCGGACCAACCCGGGCGCCCCGTCGCTGACGGATGAGCTGTTCGGCGCGAGCCTCGGCGACGTCGCCTGAGCCCCTAGACCCCGTGGCGGTGGGATTCGTTCCCCCGCGGCCCCGCCGCCACGGCCCAGCCCCGGTCCGGTTCGTTGACGTATGCCGCAAGTGCAGGCCGGGGCACGCACAACAACCGATCACCCGACGAGAGAGGACCACCCGATGCGTAACGACCGTGTGATCAACACCGGTACGGCAGGCGAAATCCAGGACAACGGCGGCGGCGACGCCGGCTTCGATGCCGAGGCGTTCAAGGCCAGCCTCTACGAGCGGCTCGGCGTCAGCACCGGCGGTGACGGGGTCATCAACGGCGGCGTCTGCGGCGACATCCAGAACGGCTCCGGCAACCAGACGATCAACCGCCGCTGACCCACCCAGCCCCGGCATCCAGCCGTGAGGGCGCCGGATCGGATCCGGCCCGGGGCGCGCACCACTACCCGTCGACCGCATCGAAGGAGACCCATGGCGATCAAGAAGAGCTACGTGCCCAGCGAGACCCCGGGCCGTCTGCGGCCCGAGTACCGCGTCGACGGCGACAGCCCGTGGCAGTCGTACCCGACCCGGGAGGCCGCCGAGAAGCGGGAGACCGAGCTGAACGCGAAGAAGCCGAAGAACGGCTGACCAGCCACCATCACCCACCCCCAATCCGAGAGGAACCCCATGTTCGGACGCAAGAGCAGCCCCGAGATCGCAACGCACAGGGCCGCAAAGAAGGCCCTGCTCGACAACCAGCGCAGCGAGAAGGCGGCCGGTGTCACCGAGGAGACCGACAC